TTGAAAATGTCATGGTGCAGCGAGGCTGGTAATTTGGTGATAGTTTTAATTTGGTCTTCCACTTCATAAATTTCGTCAACAGTGATGTTGTATCTGCTGGCGACAAAATTGTAAGTGCTTTCTGTTGGTGCGTGATAGCTCTTTGCGTGAAATTTTTCGTGTTCCTTGTAGAATGTTGGGTCGAATCCGCTAGTAAGTTCGTCAATTTTATTCATGACGACGTGCAAGATCGGAACGGCGCTTGTGTCTTTGCGTAGACCCAGCATGACGCCACGCAACCAACGCATTTGGTTGTGGTCGTTCAGTTCCAGTTTACACCAGAAGGTCTTTAGCAATAGGCGGCCAATTTTGGGACCCCAGATGATCGTCTGTTCAATGCCTTCTCCAACCGGGTAAAATAAGCCGGAGCAGTAATCGACAGTAGTGATGTGGGTGTGGATGTTGATCCCCGAATACATCCCAAGTTCTTTGAAATGTTCGTCAGCAAGCTGCAAGAAGTTGTTCACAGTGGTGTTCTCGTGTAAAACCAAGACGCCAACGTTGTCATCTCCCAGAACCATAGCTCTGAAGAATTCAACGCCGACGCCCAAGTTTACCATGAGAGCAGCGTGTGAGTCAATGTTGTTGATTGAGTTGCCGAGACCGGTATCTTGACGGCCGCTAGCGCGGCTGGAGGTCCCACCCACGCGGTGTCCTAGATGGGACGTGAAAGCTAGGGTTTTAACTGCTCCCTTCTCCAATTCTCTGACTGCGTGGTTTGGTTTATACCTATGTTTCCTTTGGCGAGCGTTCTCAAGAGCCGCGACTGATTGAGATGAGTCGTAAGCGCTGAAATCGTTCGTGTAAAACAAGATGGTTCTATTAGGATAGTAGCATTGAGCTGTAAGGAACGTTTCCTGCAACCATTTTCCCAGGTCCTCGGCATAGAATCCGTTGGAATACGTGAACCGTTGATACCATTCAAATTCCATACCTGTGAGTTGCATGGGGTTGTAGAAACAATCTCGCGTTTTAGGAAGTCCCAAATGGATTAGCATTTCTTTAGTAACTGCGTATATCCATGGTCCTAAGACAGCGTTGTATTGCGGCGTAAATGAAACAATGCCTCGTGGGGCTATTTCATTTTTGTTGACAAACCACTCACGTTTGATGAAGTACTCCTTAGTCTGTTTGTTTAGAACAGCTGGAGCGTATTCAGTGACCTCTTCTCGAGCCAAATCAAGGACAAATATCATTCTCCCCGTGTATCTGGATACCCATTGGTTCCAAGGGAAGGGTTTGACTTGTCGTGCTGGCCCGTAGATTAAGGTCTCAAGCGTGTGACCATTTTCAGGTTTATATTCCTGCATGTATCTAGAGACGGTTTTCCAATGTTGGTTTATAGCCAAGATTGCCGCTGGGCAAAACCCACCATTGAGCATACGACCCATCCTGTTGCAAATGGATATGTACTCGTTGTGGGTGCATTTTCTTGGCATAATAGGGTGAGTGCCTGCGATGTTGATGCCCACTAATTGTCCAGCAAACCTAGGGACGCACTTAACTTCGTCTGGAAGTTTGACGTTGAAGCCAGGTTTGGTTGCTTTAATGGGGACTCCCTCCATACAGTAATCGTTGATTCTGGTGACGGTGGGTGTGAGTGAGTCGCCAGGAGTGACTCCACTTTCGATCGCGGAACACAAGATCTTTGATATCCACTTAACGATGTGTTGCCAAATGGTGC